CTCTCTTTTCTTATGATCCTTGGAGTCAAGCCCTTCTGATAATGAATGTCAGCATTTTCTCTTATGCTGTCATCTACGATGCTCTGACTGAAGTTCACTATTGGCTCATCCAAAATCCATTTGACATTATCAAATCTATCTTCAGACGATGCCCTGTTTACTATTCCATCAATTCTATCCTGATTTAATACAGGCTTGACAACCTTCAATCCTATCTTAGCCTTTGTGTTAAGAGCCTTCTGTGTCTTAGCTGCATAGTCAGCAATGATGTCATGATTTCTTGACAGCGTATCGTTAATTATCCTGTTTGCGATATTGTAGTACATCTTCCCGTTTGGAAGAACATCAGAGGATATATTCTTTCCTAAAACATTCGCTAATGTTCTTCCTATTTCTATTGAGTACTCATTCGCATCCAGATAAGTCGCAGTACCTTTATCTAGCTTCCCAATCAAATCGGAAATCTTGCTGTTGCTGCTGATTTGCCTTTCAAAGTCTTTCTTTATCCTTTCAAGAAGATCCGGCGTGATATCCTTCACCAATCCTACTCACCTTCTCCTGCTTCTTCACTCGGCAACACTGGACGTGCGCTTTCATCACCTTTCACTCCTGTAAGGTCCCTGATCGTCTCACCTGTAATATATCCAGGCAATGCCTGATTGAGCTTGATAGCGCCATCTCCAATAAGAGTAAGTGTATTGGCGTCCGCTTCAAACAATGGTTCCCATTTCACTTCAGTATTGACGAACTGGCTTCTAAGATACTGAAAGTCATCTCTCAGACATGAAGCTACGTAGGCAACATTCAATAATCCTGTACCAATAGAACGCTGGGCCTTTCTTCCTGCAAGTCTAAGGTTCTCATGGCTTGCCTTGATTGCCTCAACGCTTGAAGGATTGTCAGAAGCGAATCCAAGGTCGTCCATTGTCAGTCCCATCTCCCCTGCAAAGCCAGCGGCAGCTGTCCTCAGCTGTTCAGTAAACGGACTCATGCTTGAAGTCGTGAACTGGCCCACAGTTGGCTTGTTTCCGTTCTCATCATTGCTTATCTGAAGCATGGAAGATATTGTTGCTCTCCATGTGTCAAGAGGCTCCGCATCAGCATCCATGCCTAGCACATATTTCTGTGGAAATGAATAGAACTCCGCAGTAATGTCGGCACGCTCCAATGTTCTCTTTGCATATCTCTGATAGTACATACCTGAACGAGTGATGCGGCTTCTTCCAAAAGGTCTTACTGCGTCAGGACGATGAATGACAGGAACCAGCAGTGGTGTTTTTGCATGATTTGTGATTATGTAATCCTTCTTTCCTTTTTCCATGAAAAGCGTATATTCACCAGTGAAATATGCTTCAAGAACAGGATTGTCCGTTGCATCATCTCTCTTCAGCACTGCATATCCTTCCGTTAGAAGTCCTGTAATCGGATCAAGAATGCCCGTAGCATTGTATGCTTCAATCACCTGAAGTCTTGGCATTCCATTTTCATCATTCGAAATATAAACAAAACAACATGCTCCTATCAGTGTTGATAGAACCACGTTGTCAAAAAAGATATCGGGGTTATTCTGCTTGAATATTTGATTGGCGTCATAATCATCATTTGCAAATTCCCTGAATATAAGTCTGTCAGCCAGGCTGTCAACGCCCTTTGCACTCCATCCAAGGACTGCCCTATACTTTTCCTTCATTTCAGGCGGTATCGTCAGTCCATAGTCAATATCAACGTACTTCATTGCATACTGCTTATATCTCATTTTTGCTCTTGCAGATACTGATGCCAGCTTTGACCTTAAGTATGCTATTCCTTTATATTCCATGTTCTTTTCCTTTCCAGTTGAGATTTTCGCACGAGAAAAAATGTACAGTGACGGCGTGAACCTCCGTGAGACGTTTGGGTAGGTGGATACCCCCCCGCTAACTCTTGTATTTTTTCCATTCAAACGTCTGTGGCAGATTTCTATTTCCTATTATTTTTTTGCCGTTTTTCATATCCTTCATGTCAGCATACAATTTATCACTTTTTTGCCTGTTGCATGACCAGTGCGCAAGCTGAAGGTTATTGATATCAGAAGGATGTCCGCCCTTTGCAATCGGTATAATATGATCAATCACAGGGCTTAGCGGATTCGGATAGCGCAGTGACTTGTCAACAGGCTGTCCGCAAATTCCACATATGTTCTGCGTTGCCAGGATTCTTTTCTTGTTCTTCTCGAATGCCGTTCTATGCGGCCCGCGTCTATCCTCTCTCATATACTTCCTTCTTTCTAAAACATAAAAAGGAAAGCATCATACTTGAAGTTCGGGGACTTACTTCATGCTTTCCTTACACTAACATAATACCACTAATTAAAGTACAGTTTGGTACAGTGTTAAGATCTAATCAAATTGAACAAATCTTCCTTAGCCTTAGGATACAGCGTCTGCTTAACATGACTAAGAGAGTAGTGCAGCATACAAGCTATATCTTCAAGGCTTTTTAATCTTATGAACTTAAAATACATTATCCTGTATGAGTCCTGATTGTATTCCCTCAGCTTCTCTATAGCATCCTCAATCTCCCTCATGTATTCCTCCAGCTCCTGTTTTCTTTTCATGTCTCTATTGTAAATACTGGAAGTGTCAGCATGAGCTGTTGTCCTTGTCTCGTCACTGAATTCTACTGATCTTACATACGTGTATGAATCCAGAACAAGCCACTCATAATAAGCATTTCTATATCCGCTCAGGAACTTGACAAGCTCCTGCTTTGAACTTATTTCAACATTCATTCCTTATCTCCTCGATCATTTTGTTGCTCTCGCTGAGATCCTCAATGAGTGTTCTTTCGTATTCAAACATCATCCGTTACCTCACAGACATCTAAGTAATCTTTTATAGACATATCTTTTGTAGCTCCTTTAAAATATCCTTTGACTAAAAGTGCGTTTGTAAGAAAGTAGTCTTCAAACGTTTTGGTGTGGTATGACCCGGTATATTGGAAAATTTCCAATATATCGTATTCTAATTTAGATAATTTATGTTTGTTCTCATTGCTCCATTTTTCCACTGCTTCTATTATATCAAAAGCATATATGTTATTATTACATATTTTTTTTAGAGGGCACTGTGAGCACTTGATTCCACAACGATCAGTGCTTTTGTTGCCACCGCTTAATGAATCAAACATTCGTTTTAATTCTTTTTTGTATGTTTCTTTGTCAATCATTTATTGTTTGCTCCTTTGTTCATCTCAGCGACAATCTTCCTGCGTTCTATGCTGATCTGTTCCCTTGCTCTTGACAGAACGACAAGTATGTCACTGCTTGCTCCCGTTTTTCGAAGCCTCATTTGCATGGACCGAAGCGCTTCTATATCATTGTGCATCTCTGACATTAGCTCAGCTCTTCTTCTCTCTTTGCTGTTCTTGTGATTTATGCAGTCAATCATACTCATGTATCGCATACCCCTTTCTCTCCATGAACTCTTTCAACCTGTCGCTTTTCAGCATGAGACTGAGATACCTGTCAATAATGTCGACTGTATCATGGTCGCTGTCAGCTATCGCCCTTTCAAGCCTTGACTGCGCAATCCTCATGTGCGCTCTTGCGCTTACTGCATTGGCAACGCTGCTGTGAATTTCATCTTCTAGTTTATTTGTTATTCCATAAGGCAACTTCACGAAAAAGTATCCATTGCAGCAGTGAAACCGTTTCGCATACTGATGGACGTATCCTGCCAATTCAAGTCCGACAAGTTCAGCGCATTCACTCGCAGATCCGATGAACACTATCTGGCTTTTTCTTATGACGATGAATTGATACTCATTTCTTGGCATCTTTTCCTCCATTTTGCTTCTTTCATGTTGTCGAATAACATTACATTATCCTCGTTTTCCTTTTTCCTTGTTTCTTCTTGTTTTTCCTTGTGTTTTTGACCATCTTTTTAAAAAAAGGTTTTTGAAGTTTTTCGGGTGTCTTTTTGACACTTCATAGCTTGTCATTCAGCGTCTTTGACACGACGAACTTGAATGTTCTTCTTTCCCTTGTGATAACCTTCTCCCTTGTTCTTGGATTTACCATTTCGCGCTTCTCGCGGTGTACTGGCTCAAATGCGCCGAATTTATGAAGCATCACTCTTTCATTCATTACCGTCGTGAGATCTATGATTTCACCAAGTGCTTCATTAATAATCTCTTCAACCTCCTTCTGCGTAATCCCTGTGTTTCTTGCTACTGATCTAATCAGTTCTGACTTGTTCATTTCAATCGTTACCTTTCCTTCCAGTCTTCATTCTTATAATTTTCACGTTCCTTTTTGATGCGAGCTGTTCCAATGATTATTCCTATATCAATCACACCGATTGCAATGACCAAAGCAGCTATCAGCATGATTATTAACATACTATCCTTCATCATTCATCTCTTTATTAAGCAATCTAATCTTCGTCTTTATTCTTTCGCATTCAGCAGTCTTATTCTCAAGCTTTCTATTCAGCATGTCGTAATCCTGCAAAAGCTTGACACGCTTACTGTATTCACTCTTGAGCTCCATTATCAGTCCCTCCCTCTCATAGAAAATCGTCTCAATGCATCCTGATAATTTCTTGTAATCCTCTATCTCCTTCTCACTGTCTGACTGCAACATTTCAGCAATCCTACTTAGCGGCAGTCTCTCAAGTTTCTTTTCCGCGTCCATCTTTCAGCCCTCTTTTTGTTGTCGAATAACTCTATATTATCCTCGTTTTTAATAACCTTAATTTTTCCTTTATTTACAATATGTTTTTGATGATTTTTTAAAAAATAACTTTTTGATATTTTTATGGTATTAATATTGCAATTCTGATACCTTTTCTAAAGCTTTTGTTAACTTCTTGTTGTAGCTTTCTAAATATTCCTTAACGATTGATGTAGCTAATGTTGGCACATCCTTTACTTGTTTCTTTTCAGTTAGTTTCTCTAACATTTCCATTTCTTCCCAATCTAATGTGATTGTTACTGTATTTTCTGTTGTCATTGTTCTTCTCCTTTACACTCTTTTCTTTCACATTCTTTTTGATATCTACATTTCAAAGTTCGTAGGTATTCTTCGAATTGGATTCTTGCATCCATCACTTCTTCGCACCCACAATGTTTGCACCTGATATATTTTTTACTTATTAGCAATCCATTATGAACGATTAAATCAACTTCTCTTTTCTTTTTAAACCTCCCACAATGTGGGCAATAGTAATCAGGTATTTGCATACAGCCTCCTAATACTTCATTTTTTCTAGTTTTCTTTTCTTTTCAGCTTTTGATGTTTGAGTATATATTGCGGTAGTATTAACATTTGAATGGCCCATTATCGATGCTAATTCTGATAACGAAGCTTGCCCATTTTCTTCTACCCACTTTTGGCCAAACATATGGCGCAATGAGTGCGGATGAACTTTCGACATGTCTATTCCTCTACAATATCCAGCAACCTTTTTTAAATCTCTTCTGACAACATCATCATCAATGCTCCCTCCTTCTCCAGTTCCTACAAATATCGGCCCACATTCTAAATCGTGTTCCTTTGCATATTTTAGAAGCTTTCTTTTTAAATCGCCTCTTACCGGTATTTCTCTTGTTTTTCCTTTGTTTCTTACAGTAATAATTCCTGTTCTATCACTTAAGTTTTCTACTGTAAAATACTTCAATTCGCCTATTCTAATTCCTGTGTAGGCTATGATTTGCATGATGTAGTATATTTCCATCATGTTTTTCTTTTTTGCCATGCGTAGCATTCTTTTAAAGTCTGTTGGCTCTAATACATTATCTACACTTCTTTTTTCTTGCTCTTTTTCAAGTTTTAGTGTATTCGGCGAAATGTATTTCTTTAATTTCTCTCTTTGGAATCCTGGTTCATTAATTGATAATTCAACGTATTTAATAAACTTATTTGTTATGATCAGATAATTATTGATGGTTTTGATTGAATATTTGTTTAGCAGCATCTTTTTATATTCAATCAAATCTTTCTTTGTTATCTCTTCCTCTTTGAAGAAATCTATGAAACGCTGACATACACGCTTGTATTTCTTATAGGTACGTTCAGCCTTTTCATCCATCACTTCATCATCAATGAATGCATCCACATACTCTTCGAGTTCGCTTTTCCTTAGATTTGCCATTATGCCACCCCAAAACATGATGTTAATTTGTTTTTAGATGCCCATTTATTTACAAAATCAATTACTTCTTGTTCTGGCACTCTATTTCTAAAAGCTCTACATTGAATTATCTTCTTTTGTTTTAATTCTAATGTTACGTATGGTTCTTGATCATGTTCTTCTTTACGTATCAAGAATATTGCTGTTTCCCTATCAGCTACTCTCTTATCGTATGTTTTAACACAATGCTCTAGTTTTTTTGATTCATCTATTAATTCCTGTTGGCTTAATACTGCTCTTATTATTAATCCAGAATCTTCATAGTTTAGTTTTTCTAAATCCTTTGCATATGATGCAATCTTCTTTGTTAATATTTCACTACGTTTAACATTCATTTTTTTTGTTGAATCATCGTGTGCTTTTACAAATTCTTTTGGATATAGTGTTGATGCTCTCATTTGATATCCTAGTTCATCTATATTTTTGATGTAATCAATGTAATCGTATGTGCTTATGTTGTTTTGTACTACATATTCCAACATTCTTTTTGTAGGTGTGATTTTTCTTTCTACAAATACAATCGCTTTTTTACACTCTTCTTCCGTTAAATGCATTTTTACGGTTATATCTTGCACTTTTCGATAGTCTACCAATGATATTCCTGATTGCAGATACTTCAATTCACCCTTTGTTACACCTATTTTTTTTAGGCCTTTTTTTGATTTTTTCATGTATTTTGTTTCTTTGATTAGATGCTCTAATCCCATTTTCGTTAACATTTCAACATCATTGTTCTTTTCGTATCTCATGAGATAGTAGAACATTCCATCTATTCCCTGGTATTCCCTCGACTTTACGTGTTCATATGCCGAGTATTTATGCACACTCCTACTGAGTATTCCTCTGTAATCGTTGTAGTTCGCAAATTCGTATATATCTATTGAACTTCTTCCAATCATGTCAATTGCAAACGACTTATATGAGTGTATTTGCCATCCAAACTCGTCCTCGTACTTCCATACCTTGATTCCCATTCCAGCATACAGCCTTTTCGTGACTATCTTCGAGCATCCTGCAAGCTGTCTCTTCACTTCAGTAACAAAGCAGTATCTCTTCCTTTTCTCATATCCCTCTTCCATGTAGAACGTTCTAGCAAGAAGTCTTTTCTTGAACGACGAGAATACAGTGATGAAAATCTTGTTTGTTGGGCCTCTTCTCTTTGATACTGGCCATTCTTCATCTTTCAACATAAATCTTTTAAAATTGTTGATATTGTATTCTTTGAATTGATGTGTTTTCAACTCACTTACTAACTTTCTTTCTTCTTCTGGTGTCATATCTATGCCCCCATTAAATCAAAGATTGTTAGATTATCTGCATGATCATCAGTTTTCTTCTTTGCTTTAACAGCTTGTTTCTTTACTTTTTGTTCTTCTTTTTTCTTCTTTTCTTCTTCTTTGATTTTGTTTAATTCTTCTTTAACACGTTCACTAACTAGTTTGTTGATGTCCTCTTCGCTTGGTGCTTTAGTTTGTTGTTCTTGTTTCTTTGGTTGTACTTTTGTCTTTGGTGATGTTGCTACTGTTCCTGATACCTTTTCTACTTTTAAATCATCTTCATCGTAGTAATGTATGGCCAACGATAACGCTTCATCATCAGACATTACTGCACATGGACCACTTCTTTTGTTTTTAGCACATGACATCAAATAATTCATGCACTCGCCTAGATCCTTGTTGGGCTTTGAAAGCTGCACCTTGATGTCATCTCTCGCCTTAAGCAGCTGGCCAAGATAGCTTATGGCTGCATCATTCCTGTATTTCATTAGATCGTCTTCAAATTTCATCTTCACTACCTCTTTTTTTCTTTAATAAGTCTTTTGTTCATTTCCCTAAGACGACAGAAGTCCTTGTATAGTTCTTCCCTAGAAAGCTCGGTCATGTCACATTCAAAATCCAGCCTCTTCTTCAGCAGCGTGTTTTCTTTCTTTAACTCCCTTATTGCTTTTGAATGTGATTTCTTTAAATCATCATCCTGTATGCTTTCAAGTCTTCTTATTGTTTCCTTCAGTTCGATAATTTCCTTATGCTGCTCCTTGACCTTCTTTCCCTGCGAGCGGACAAGCTCATTCTGAACCTTTATGAACTTTTCCTGGTCATTGTATTCATCCAGCAGTTCCTTATAGGCTTCTATCAGCCTTTTAACCTTCTCATCATATTTTCTTAGGTTGTCGGCAATTTCCTTGTTTGTCATTATTTGCTTCACGGTATAGCTAGACGTATGTAGAAATAGGTTCTTGAATTGAACTGATTGAAAAGCGCTCTTTCCTCGCAGTAGATCATTCCTGGATAAAGCTTTTCAATCGTCTCTCTTATCATGTTCTGATTTGCTGTCATGTCTCTTATCTTCTTCATTGACAGCTTTGTGTATGATTTCGTCACAGTTGGTTTCTTCAAGCCTTTAGAACAGTTCCATCTCTTTTTTCCTTTTTCCCTATCCTTTTCTTTCGTAAGATATCTAGCTAACCCGTTCAAACCTTCCTTATCTTCATGAATTCTTCTTGTGTTATTTCTTCGGCCGTATGGCCAAAGCTTCTCGATTTCATCCATCGTTAGCTCATGATCGATTATCATGTGATGATGGAATCTCTTCTTTCCACTTGATTTTTCGGTAATGTATAAATACTTTGCTTTCCCGAGTCCTTTTTTTGCTCGGTACTTGTTTAGCTTTCGGATGTAGTACTGGAACTTCTTCAGTGCTTCCTCTTCAGTTCTTGGCAAATGCTCATTGTCATATGTCAGCGTTGCCCATATGTCATCATCACCAAAATTACAGTTTATTAGTCTATTGAGATATTTTCTTGAATTCTTGTCATTGAGATTCCTTCTTGACTTGCTGGATATTCTTCTGATTTCCTTATGCTTCTTTATCTGACATGATGTGTAAACTGGATATATCTCAACTTCCTTGACCTTTCCTGAAGTGATTGTCTTCGTGACATATGCACATTTCAGTTTTCCAGTCCTCAGTAGCTTTGCTATTTCCTCTTCCGAGGCCTTAGCTATATCCTCCTTGTACGTTTCCTCAACATCATATTCCTGGTAGTGTCGTTTCTTCATGTGTACGACTTGTTAGCATCTATAACGAGTCCGATAACCGCTGTAAATATCGTCCATTTTTTACGCAATTCCATAAATACAAATTGCTATTTCATTACATTTCATGTATAATGAGTTTGTGCATGGAGCGATATTCATCTAGCGGTTGGATATCGTTTTTTTATTCCTTTTTTAGAATGATCATCAGAAATCAGCTTTTCCAGGCACTTGCTGTGCTTTATAAGAATTCTTCCAATCAGCGCGAATGCTAGTGCCCATACGATAACGATTGCGAATGATTTAGACGTTGCCTCAAAATCATCTATCATCAGTACAGGCGACAACATAACTTCGATCGCAATAAGCGTTATGTCCACGCTCTTTCTTAGATGCCTTTTTTTCATTCTTTTTCTTCCTCGAATTTATATTTTGCCGTATTTTTAAGCAATTCCAGCTCAATTGCTGACGTTATGCTTACACCATTTTGTGCGTATTCATGATAGTATTCCTTTACTAGGCTGTAGTAGTCTTCATCCTTTTCCGCAA